TCACAGCGCAATCGCTGTTTTTACGACCTCCTGAACGTTCTCTTTTTCCTCCATAATGTGGCTGTAAACGTCGATGACCATCTTCTCTGTGTCGCCCAGCAGCTCCGCGATTTTCTTTGTGCTGATAGCTGGAATCTGGTAGCACAGCTCCGTACAATAATTGTGCCTGAAGATATGTGCAGTCAGATCGTGAATGACGTACAGGTTTTCAGTTCCGCCGGCGGCCAGATTCATCTTATTAATAATACGCTCCCACATGCGCCGATAACTGCTTTTAGTCATCATGCGGCCGTCCTGGGTGTGCATCAGATACGGTGCTGTCAGGCCTTTAAGATACTCCTTTAGATGGACGGCCAGAAATGGAGGGATAGGCACCGTACGCACCCCGTTTTCGGTCTTTGTATTCTTTACCCCGGGATTATTCACCCGAAACTCTACAGACCCTCTAACGGTCAATTCAGACGTTTTTAAATTGATATCAAGGGGCTTCAGGGCCAGCACTTCGCCGCGGCGGAGGCCGCAGCCGTAGATAATCAGAACGAATGCCTTTTCCATCGGCGTGAAGTCAGCAGCCTTGATTGCCTTTTTTTCGGTGGCGGTAAGGGGCCGCTTTTCTTTGGCTTTGTACTTTGGCCTGTTGATTTTTTCGCACAGTTCCCGAAACGCCTTTTCCGGGAGAAGTCGTTCATCCACAGCAGCCCGGATAATTTGTTTATATGTCAACATGATTTGTTGGCATATACGAGGTTTTTCGGATGCATTGTTGATAAGTAGCTGTAAATGTACTTTTCTTAGGTCCTGCAGCTTAACGCCTTCCAGCGCGGCAAAGTGCTTGTCTATAATATTTTTATACATCATTCTTGTATTGTACTCCCGGACAGCCTTGCTGGTATCCAGCCATTCATCGGCGTAGGCCAGAAAGGTCATATCCGATGTCTGGATTTGATTTCCTTCTTCAATCCGGCGTTTCAATGCATTGACCTGTTTTTCAAGGTCGGCGCTGGACTTTCTTGATTTCAAGTTGATTCGGTGTTTTTGGCCGTATTCGTCATAAGTACCGTCCCAAGCCTTAGTACGATAAATACCATATTTGTCAGGTTTGTATTTTTGCGTTGCCATTATATCATCCTTTCCTGTTGCGATGTCGCAACTATTTTTGGGTATAAAAAATACGCCCCTTGCCAGGACGCTCCGAGGATGATATAATTTAGGTGTTCAAACCAAACTAAATCTTCCGGAGCTTCCGGCAAGAGATTATGTGAAAAGCTTCTGTGTTACCAGCACAGGGGCTTTTTGTTTTATTCAATGTTGAGAATTGCGGTTACACTAGGAGCATTGTCACTCCAGTCAAATATATCCTCTACAATAAATGTAATAGGGCTTGTATCAGATAATAAAAATGCATCTCCTATGTTTAGCGTATATCCAGGCATGATTTTTTTATATTCATTCTCTACGGATTGATTTTCATCCGCGGATGAAATAACTGTTCCCTTCATCTGCACACCATTTTGATATGCGTTCAGGCCAATCCAAGCTGACATAGCACTCATGGGTTCTGTGGCTTTATTTGTGTAATCATAATAGACTATTATACAAGACTTTCCTTCATAGTCAGATGAAAGTTCATATCCGGTATATTTTATGTGCCATTCCTCTGCATCAAATTCAAAAAGGGGAGCTGGTATCAATGAGCCATCCGCCCCAACCTGTTTTCCATCAGGAGTTGTTGTGTTTGCAAGCATAATTCCATTTGTGTCTAGGTAATAATTTTTCCCACTGTCTTCGATCCAGCCAGTCGCATAGCTCCCATCATCATTTTGATATTTCCACTGTCCATTTTCTTGCGCCTGCCAGGTTCCGGCGAAGGCTGTTATCCCAATACTCAGTGTTAATAATGCTGTTGCTACAAATAGTTTTACTTTCCTCATACGTTTTACCTTCCCTCTTATAAATTTTATTAAATGCCATTGGCTATTTAACCAGAATTATTTAAATAAATCAAAAGGCTAAAAGTAGTCTTTTGATTTATTTTGTTATAGGCAGCCTTCTTCGGGTTCTTCAGCCAGCCCATGCCCTTCTTGCCGTATCCTGAGATTAACGCTTTCTTAATCGCTCTTTTCAAAATTCATGCGGTATCCTCCTACAAATTATTCCCATATAATTTTTGATACTCCCCCCGCGCAAAAGAATCGAAGCCGCCTCCACAGCTTTCCAAAAAAGCCATGTCTTCACGATATTCTCTTAATTGTTTCTGGATTTTCTTTCTTCGGCGCTGCAGAGCCTTTATTCTTGCCAGATATTTGGATTCCGGTATTTTCTCCGCATTGGTCGGTATATTCAGTTCATGCGCAGCAACTTCTATACTCTGGACGTCACTTCTTTCAAAATCATCATTGTCAATATGTCGCCGTGCGTGGTAATATGCATCCCTTTGCCCTTGTGTAGACAACCTGGAATTAATGATTATAGTAAAACTACCATCTTCATTTTCGACTACCATTTCGCGGCCTGGTCTATCACGAAAATCCAGAAGGACTATATTAACATCCGGTGTCATCGTCGTTTCCACGTTCCTTTCTTTTTAAAGCGAGGGCCATATTATGAAGAGCGCGGAGATCATCTGCATCCATATCGCGCTGGACATCAAACAGCATTCGCAATTCCTTATTCTCGAAAATCTCTTGGGCAGCTCGGGCAGTTTCGTCGTTGAGATAGTAACGATCATTCGAATCAAAATCACTCTTTTCTTCAATTAAGTCAGAACGATTAATTTTAAAATATTTTGCTAGAGCATCGACCTTATCCATACGGGGCAAGCGCGTTCCGTTGCACCACGTCGAAACAGCTGATTTATTAAAGCCTAGATCATTAATTAAATCAGTTTGTGTTTTGCCGTTCATTTCCATGTAATGAATTAAATTTCTAGAAAAAATTTTTCTATATACTTCCTCGGGCATACATATTTACCTCCTATAAACTCAGTATAACAAAAAGTAGAAAAAAAGCAATACCGAAATTAAAAATATTCTACAAAAAGTATTGACAGTTTACAAAAAGTAGACTATACTGTGAGTGGATAGAAAGTGAGGTGATATAGTGCGTCCATTTCAAGTGAGTTTGGCAGCTGCGAGGGTAAATGCAAATATGACCCAAGAAGACGCTGCCAAAGCAATGCATGTAAGTAAAACTACAATTGTTAACTGGGAAAAGGGGAAAATTATACCAGGTATTCCAGAATTGACTATGCTTTGTGAAATTTACAAAGTGCCATCAGATTATATTTTTTTACCCATAAAATCTACTAATAGTAGAAAAATTAGGCGGTAAAAGTAGAAAGGAGGAATGAGAGGCGTGGAAAAAGGGGATTTTTCAGATTTAAAATATTCGGTTCATATATTTGATAAAGATGGTAATCGGCTCGCGGATATAGACAAAGACGGGGTCAAAGCGTATGGTGACGCATTGAATATCGCTGTTTGTAAGGATACCGGAGAAGAAAACGGATGGCCTAAATCCGAAATGATTTATATGTCTGATGGTCTTGCAAATTTAATTGAGCCGAAAAATAGAGCCTAAAAGGCCCTATTTCTTACAACAATATGGACATGGAGTAGGTGTTTTGCCATATTTGATAAACGCGATTTGCTCAGCATCCTGATAGGTGTCAACCATAGTGGCTCTGGCGGGGCCGACTTCAAGGAGCTTGCAATTTTCAGTTTCGTTTTTAAGGTAGTGAACGATACCAGTGTGTTTTTCTAATAGGTACCCGTCTTTACCTGCATTTGGACTTAATGCCATAAAAATCTCCTTCCAGATATATTCCAGATGACGAATCTGGTAATTACAGTATAGGGCAAGAGGGAGGCAAAATCAAGAAAGGAGCGTGATTGCATGCTGGAGTTTCCAAAACCTGTCATGAAGATGTCGGAACTTCAGAAAATGGGGTTCCCGGAAACCTATCTGAAGCGGGCTTACGGGGATAAAAACCAGACCTTCGCCACAAAGATGAATCCGGCATTAACAAAAAGTCCGGTTATTTTCGACACCGCTGGCTTCAAAATCTGGTGGGAAAAGCAGATTGAGGCACAGGTTCGGTCGATGCCCAGGAGAAGAGGGAGGTGATACCAATGCACAAACATTATAACGATGGCCCCGAGGCTGTCAAGCAGGCACGAGAGGCAGAAGCAAACAAGCAGGTAGAGCGGATGACCAGCATGATGGTGTGGATGACATACGGATGGATTGTAGCCGCGGGAGTGTTTTTGCATGCGGCCGGGTGGATGTGAGGGAGGAGGGACAAGGATGCTTAGAACTACCACAAAAGAGATTCTGCTGACAGAGCTATCGAATCGGAAGCCAGAGGAGATCCGCTTGAGCTTTGCAATCGGATGGATGCGGGCAGAAGAAAACTTGTTGTACACAAGCGGAGAGATTTTGAGGCTGCTAGAGGCAATTAAAGGAGAAATAGAGCCCACCGGCGGCAACCGGACAGGCTCAGGAACTTAAAAAATATTCGTACTTGATTATAACAGAGAAAACAGGAGGATGCAAGGATGAGTTATTACAATGTATGTCCACGCTGTGGTTCGCATCTGGATCCGGGTGAGTTATGCGATTGCAAGGAGGAAACGGAATGCCGGTCAGAAAGTACAGATTCAATAGCCGTGAGGAATGGCTACAGGCCAGAAAAAATCACATCGGTGGTTCCGATGCCAGCGCCTGTGTCGGCATGAACCCTTATAAGGACAATGTGCAGTTATGGGAAGAGAAGAAGGGGTTAATTATCCCGGAGGATATCTCGGAGCGTGACTATGTCCAGTATGGGACTAAAGCAGAGGAGTATCTGCGCGGCCTCTTTTCTCTTGATTTTCCACAGTACCAGGTGCTTTATGAGGAAAACAACATGTTTTTAAACTCGGACTATCCGTGGATGCATGCGTCACTGGACGGGGAACTGATTGACGGGGAAGGCCGCCACGGTGTGTTGGAAATCAAGACCACTAACATCTTGCAGAGCCTGCAGAAAGAGAAGTGGAGGGATCGGCTCCCGGACAATTATTATTGCCAGGTACTGCACTATCTGGCAGTGACTGATTATGATTTTGCAGTTTTAAAAGCCCAGCTAAAAAGCGAGTGGGGCGGTGAACTGCGAATCACTACAAAACATTATTTTATTAATCGAAAGGACGCCTGGGAGGACATCCGGTTTTTGGTGGACGCTGAAAAGCGGTTTTGGGACTGTGTAGTTTCAGGACGCCGGCCAGATCTGATTCTCCCTGCGATATAGGAAGAAGATATGGAACTTAGAATATATAATCCGCAGGATGACGGATTTATACAGAAAATAGAGTGGAATTTTGAGGAACTGAAAAATGAAATCACTGTGGCCTCTGAGGAGTATGCAGTGTCGGTATACACGGATGATGCCATCAAGGCAGCCAAGGCGGACCGCGCCAAACTGAACAAGTTTGTGGACGCGATGGAGGCGAAGCGCAAAGAACTTAAGAAAAAGGTCATGGTGCCTTATGAGCAGTTTGAAAAGGAAGAGAAGGAACTGGTGGCCATTGTCCAGCGGGCCATCGACAACATTGACACCCAGGTGAAAGATTATGAGCGTCGCCAGCGGGAAGAAAAGACAGCGAAGATACGGGAATTTTATGATGACAATATCCATGACATAGAAAAATATCTTCCTTTCGAAAGGGTTTTCAAACCGGAGTACGCAAACGCATCCACGACCATGAAGTCCGTAAAGGAGGATATTCTGGAGATGATTCAGAAGGTGGATGAGGGACTGGCCATTCTGAACGAGGTGGACAGCCCCTATGCGGGGGACATGAAAGAAGTCTTTTTGCGCACATATGATATTGGTCACGCGATTGCAGAGCGGAACCGCCTGGAGGCAGCCGAGCAGAAGCGAAAAGAATATGAGGCGGAACGCGCAAAGGCCAAGGCGGAACAGGAGGCCAGAAGAAAGGCAGAGGCCCAGGCCGTAATGGCAGCAGGGAAGAAACAGGAAGAGAAAACCGCAGAGCCGGAGAGTCAGCAAACTGCAGTTTCTGTACCGGCGGTTGAAATAGTGGAAGAGTCGATTCATGTTCTGGATTTTCGTGTATATGCAACTTCTATTCAGTTGGCAGGATTAAAACAGTATCTAAAAACCAACGGCATCCGGTTCGAGCCGGTACCAAAGCAGTAAGAGGAGGATAAAACAATGGCAGTACAGAACAGCCTGGCGAAACAACCAGCCAGAAAAATGGAATTTGGAGTTTATCTGACCCAGAACGCAGCAAAACAGCAAATTAATAAGCTTCTAGGAGGGCAGGCCGGAACCCGGTTCATTTCCAGTATTGTAGCCGCAGTACAGATAAATCCGGCACTTCAAGAATGTACAAATCCCTCTCTTTTGTCCGCAGCGCTGCAGGGGGAGGCATTGAAGCTTTCTCCATCTCCGCAGTTGGGGCAGTTTTATATGGTTCCGTATAAGAAAAGGGCAAAGTACGGCCGGAATGGGGAACTGATTTCCCCAGAGATCACGGAGGCACAGTTTCAGCTTGGCTATAAGGGCTATATTCAGTTAGCTGAACGGTCGGGAAATTATAAGAAACTGAATGCGATTGCAATTAAGGAAGGGGAGTTAATTAATTGGGATCCGCTTAACGAGGAAATTTCTGTCCAGTTGATGGAGGATGACGTCGAGCGGGAGGCAACTCCAACGGCTGGTTATTATGCCATGTTCGAATATACAAACGGATTTCGTAAGGTAATGTACTGGTCAAAAAAGAAAATGGCAGCACACGCCGAAAAATACTCTCCGGCATTTTCAATGAATGGCGGGATGGATTCCCTTGATAAATTGGAGCATGGAGAAATTCCGGAAAAAGAACTGTGGAAATATTCGTCGTTCTGGTTCAAGAGTTTTGATGATATGGCGCTTAAAACTATGCTTCGCCAGTTGATTGGACGATGGGGAATTATGAGCATTGAAATGCAGCAGGCATATGATGCGGATATGACAGTCATACATGAAGATGGAACGAAGGATTATGTGGAAAACGAAGGAGATTTTGTGGATACCACGACTGAGAATACAAGAATGGAAGAACCAGCCATAGGAAAGTATCAGGAGCAGGAAACGGCGTCAGAAAATGATGTAACAGCCAGTTTCTTTTCATAAAGCTTCAGAAAGGAGGCAAGCATGGCAATCACATTTGACAACATCGGAAACGGTGAACTGGCCGGCATGTTCCGGGTGGCTCTGGCGCAGATAGGCCAGAACATCATGGACCCCAATATGGATCCGGAAGCGGCCAGAGGAATGACAATCAATATTAAATTTAAGCCCAGTAAGGCCGGAACAATTGCAGCAACCTATGATATTAAAACAAAACTGGCAGGACTGCAAAAATCAGAAACAACGTTTTTGATTGGACAGGATGCAAGAACCGGTCGGATAGAAATATCCGAGTATGGAAACAACAGGCCGCAGGTGGCCGCCTATGACACGGCCCCGGTATCGTCCCGGCAGCCGGCACCTGAACCGCAGGCCCAGGATTTTGACCCGGACACAGGAGAGATTTATCAGCAGCCCGGGAAACCAATTGATTTGAGAGCAACCAATTAATCACACATAGAAAAGGAGAACACACATGGAAAACTTAAAAGAAGCATTACAGTACGTAGTAGGCCTGGGAAATAAGGCTGAAAAAACAGAGGTTGTGGAGATTTGCGGAAAAACTTATGCGAACCGGAACCTGACCCGCTACGACTGCACGGACAAGGCAAGGGCAATTACCGCCGCCACTCTGTCGTCTCTCGTGGACTATATAAGCGACTGCAACAATGAATTTCCTGATAACCGAAAGATGCTGATTCACATCGTAAGTCCTACTGAGGTCCGCTTGATGTCCGCTCTGGATGCCGAGAGAGAGCGTGAGACATTATTTGTTGTAAATGCGCAGACTTCTGAGTTTCGTTTCGACTACTGGTACGACCAGGAACGCTTTATGATTGAATTGCAGGCCAATTTTCAGAAGAACGGAGACCTGGACTTACTTACGAAGATGGCTGGAAATATTGAAAAGAAGAATGGACAGGCCTATGCAGATGATGGCATTTCTCAGGTGGCAACGATGACAGTTGGTGTGGCAGCTAAGGCAGATGTGATTGTTCCGAATCCGGTGGAGCTGATACCGTACCGTACCTTCCAGGAGGTAGCGCAGCCGGCCAGCAAGTTTGTATTCCGAATTGGCGACAAGGAGGTTCCGGCCTTCAAAATTGTGGAGGCTGAAAATAACATCTGGAAGAATGAGGCCATTGCAAATATTAAGGAATACTTGGCCGAAGCCTTAACTGAAATGCCGGACGAGATTAGTGACCGGATTGTCGTAATAGGGTAACAAGACCTTCTGTGGCAGTTAATATATCACGAAAATAATTGAATGCCACTGATGATACCAGGCCGGGGAATTGACCGCCCCGGCCTCCCTAAAAGGAGCAGGATATGACGAATTTTGAAAAACTGGCGTCCAGCAAGACAGCGATGGCCTACTGGATGATGTGCCCGTATGGAGTAGAAGACGAGATGTGCAAGGATATGTGTCCGAATAGTAACTGTATCGACTGTTGTCTGGAGTGGCTTGATAGGGAGGTGGAACAGGCGGATGGGAAAAGCACAGCGTGAAAAAGGAAAGCGCGGTGAGCGGGAACTGGCTGGAATCCTGCGTGACTATGGATATGATACCCGGAGAGGGCAGCAATTTTGCGGCTCCGATGGTTCTGCTGACGTGGTGGGACTGCCGGGAATCCATATCGAGTGCAAACGAGTTGAAAAGCTGAACCTCCTGGAGGCGATGGAGCAGGCAAAACACGATGCCAGGGCAGGAGAGTTTCCGACAGTCTTCCACCGCAGGGACCGGACAGAATGGCTTGCAACCATGCGCCTGGATGATTGGATTAACCTTTTCCGGGAGTGGGAGGCAGGCCGGGAAGTGGAAGGGTAGGTGATGGCCTACATGAATTATATTTCAGCAATCAATTCTTTCTGGGATACGGCCGCACTGAATCCGTTGTCTACAGGGCAGGTATCGCTTTACTTTGCTTTATTGCATGTAAACAATAGGAGCAACTGGACAGAGTGGTTCACAGTGCCGAATCAAGTGCTATCCGTACTGACGGGGTTATCAAGGTCAGGAATACTGAAAGCGAGAAACGAATTGAGGCAGAGAGGGCTGATTGAGTTCCGTGAAAGAGGAACGAAAGCGACTCAGTATAAAATGCTCACTATGTCAGATAGTACGCGAGATAGTACGCAAAAAGGTGTTCAAAACAGTATGCAAGATAGTGTGCAAAATAGTGTGCAAAATAGTAGCACATTAAAAGACATAAACATAAACGAAAATAGAAAGAGTATATCTAACGATATACCAGAAAAAACGGATTCTTCTGAGCAGTACACCACGATTCAGGATTTATACAATTCTGTTTGCGGGTCGTATCCCCGCCTGGTGAAATTATCAGAAAGCCCGAAAAAAAGCGATCCGCGCAAGGCTTAATACCGGGTATACCGTAAATGACTTCCGACGGCTGTTTGAAACGGCGGAGAGAAGTGATTTCCTGAAAGGGAAAAACAACCGGAACTGGAGAGCGACCTTTGATTGGCTGATTAGTGATGCCAATATGGCAAAGGTGCTTGATGGGAATTACGAAAACAGAAAAAAGGAGGCGGAGCCTGATGCTACAGAAGGGCGATCAGCAACAGATTACTATCGGCAGTATATGCACCACAGCGACGGTGAAACAGGTGGAGACGTTCCAGACTAACGGAGCATCAGGTGCCTTTGTAACCTTTGACGTTCCCGGATACGGAGAGACGCAGCCGTTTTGGTATGACGAAAAGACAGGCTATGCCCAGATGCGTCGAAGTCGAAGTGGGATGCCCAAAGAATATACATACAAGCGTGGCAAAGATTTTAACTGGGACTATTACCGGGATGATACCAACCCGCAAAAAAATATTGCCAATGCCTTTATTTCCCGTTACGAAGAATTTAGACGTTCTGGTCGTGGCTTGTATATCTACTCAGCTACAAAGGGGAGCGGGAAAACCTTACTCGCCTGTTGTTTGGCGAATGAAGTGATGGAACGTTATAACGCGGTGGTGAAATTTGTCCAGGTGTTAGATTACATCGACTTGATAAAGCGAAAGGATGAAGACGCGGACATGGAGCGTCATAGCTTGAAACGCTGTGGTCTGCTGATTCTGGATGACGTCGGGGTTCAGACGGAAAAGCAGGAATGGATAAACAATGCAATATTTTCACTGATTGACGAGCGCTACCGGAATTTGCTGCCAACGCTGTATACCTCCAACGTGCCGATTGAAAAAGCTTCTGGCGATGATCGCATTCAGAGCCGGATTTATGGGACAAGCATTCCCATGCTGCTACCGGAAATATCGGTGCGGGACCAACTGGCTGATAAATACCGTGATGAATTTTTAAGAACCGTGCTTAACTGATGGGAGGAGAAGATGGAAAAAGAGGGGAGCATGATGGAATTGGAATCAATTCCAATCAAGACAGAGAACAAGCAGGCAGAATGGTATCAACATCTAGATTTTGGCGATGTTAAAGCGTTTATCCGAAGTAATATTGCCGCCGCTTCTCGAAGCTTTATTGCTATCGGATATTATCTCAAATATGCCCGAGATAAACAGCTTTATGAAGAGGACGGCCACGCCAGCATCTGGGACTTCGCCCGGGAGGAATACGGAATCAGTAAATCAACCGCTAGTCGGTACATGACCATAAATGACCGGTTTTCGAAGGGAGGAAACAGCCCGATTGTTGCAGAGGAGTTTAAAGCGTACGGAAAAAGCCAGTTACAGGAAATGCTGTATCTGAATGATGAGCAACTGGATCAGGTGACCCCGGATACCCAGGTCAAGCAGATCCGGGAGATTCGGCAGCCAGTTCGGGAAGTTCCCTACTTTGAACTGCCCGGCCAGCTGAGCATTGATGACTTTCCTGATGTAATGCCGGAGCCGGCAGAATATCAAGTGCAGCCGGCGGCCAGTACCGGAAGCACGATTTTGTCAGTGAAAGACTTTGAAGCAAATGAGGAAGGCATTGCGATATCGCAACAGGAGGAGATTCAGTGGAACCTGGAACCGGCCGATGAAACCCGAACTGAATACTGTAATGCAGCAGCCCGGTATTTCATTCAGGTGTTTCATGACTGGATGCGGGAAGACTGCGAAAAACGCGTGATGCAAATATCCGAATCCGAAAAACAGTTCAAAGTTCAATTCCGAAAAAACAGCAACACAAGCTGGTACTTCAAGGATCCATTGAATGGGAGAGCGGCTCATGTCAATCTGTTTGATGATTTTATACAATTTTTCAGCGGAACGAACGAATGGGTTGGAGAGTGTGAGTGGTTTTTTCTTTGCCGAGCAGTACAGGTGATGTGGAACGAGATTGCCCTGGAAGAAGTGCAGAACCTTCGCAGCGGAACCGAACCAGAACCAGAAATAGCCATGCCAGAATCGGTATCAGATGAGATTGCAGTGGATGCCAATACCTGCCCGCCTGACAACTGGAACCTTGGAGATTTGCCGCAGGTGAACCGGATTGTGATGGCTGAGATGAGCAGCATTCCGTCCGACGAAACAATTAAGAAATACATACAGGTGCTGGCTCGACAAGAAGGTGGATTTATCGCTCTTATCAGATTGGCAAACCAGGTCCGGAAGGCATTGGAGGAATGGGCGGAAGGCGACAGCAGTATTCCTTGTCTGACATCTGCAGGATATAGGACAAGAATATATTGCTTGGAAGATGTGGAGAAGGAGATTTTAGGCTATAAAAGTTTCTTGGAATATTGTAATGGTTATAACTCGAAAAATTCTGCTGAATCAGCCATAAAAATAACGACTCTTAGATTAGATGCTATGTTGGCCTTAAAAGCAGAGATGGAGGTATATGGTGAAGAAAAGTAATTGCCTGAGAACACATTATCCTGAATCTATTTGCATGGCAGAAAAAATTGTGTTTTTTCACGGGACCAGATTTCGGATTGCCTTAAGTGTCCATGAGTTTTACTGCCATAAGTGTAACAAGGTACGACGCTTATGGTTTATCAACAGATATTGAAGATTTAATGCAGTTAAAAAAATAGAAAGGAGCCGACCTCCGGCCGGAGAAAAGCTATAGCGGGTCCTTTTGACAATGAGAGATTTGATTATTGACTGCTTCGCTGGAGGCGGAGGGGCAAGTGTAGGAATAGAAATGGCTCTGGGGAGACCGGTTGATATTGCAGTTAACCACGATCCGCAGGCGATCAGGATGCACAAGACGAACCATCCAGATACATTACATTTGACAGAAGATATTTTTAAAGTGGACTTGAAACAATATGTTGCTGGCCGTCATGTAGCGCTTATGTGGGCCTCGCCGGATTGCACCAGTCACAGCAAGGCGAAAGGCGGGCAACCGAGAAAGAAAGGGCTGCGGATATTGCCGTGGGCAGTGTACAAACACGCGAAAACAATATTGCCAGACGTGATCCTGATGGAAAATGTCGAGGAAATACAGCAGTGGGGACCGCTGGACGAGGCAGGACACCCAATAAAAGAAAGAGCCGGAGAAGATTACAAACGATTCATAGCGGCCATGAAAAAGCTGGGATATGATTTCGACAGCCGGGAACTGGTAGCGGCAGACTACGGAGCGCCGACAACACGGCGGCGGTGGTATGCAATCTTTCGGAGGGATGGGAAGCCGATTGTCTGGCCGGAACCGACACACAGCAAAATCGGAGCAGATAGCCGGTTGAAGTGGCTGGAATGCGGAGATTATATTGATTGGTCAGACTTGGGGAGATCCATATTTGACCGGCCGAAGCCGCTGGCAGAGGCCACCATGAAGCGGATTGCAAATGGGTACATAAAGTATGTGGTGAATAATCCACAGCCTTATGTAGTGCATAATCAGAATGCTGTCGCATTTATGATCCAGTACCACGGGGAGACGCGGGAAGGTGATTCACGCGGCCAACTTCTGACGGAGCCAATAAAGACAATAGATACCAGTAACCGGTATGGTCTGGTTACAGCATTCGTCACAAAGTTTTATAAAACCGGGACCGGTCAGGGCTGTGAAGAGCCTTTGCATACGATTACCACATCACCAGGACATTTCGGGCTTATATCCGCATTTTTGATTAAGTATTACGGTACGGGTTGCGGACAGGAAGCTGGGCAACCGTTGGGGACTATCACAACAAAAGACCGGTTTGGACTGGTAAATGTGATAACCGAGATTAATGGAGAACAGTATATCTTGAAAGACATTTTTCTTCGCATGTTAAAACCAGAAGAGCTTAAGCAAATGCAAGGATTTCCGGTAGATTATATCATTAACCGTGATATCAATGGAAAATCGTATCCTGTCAGCGAACAGGTAGCCAGGATTGGAAACAGCGTTGTGCCGATTATGGCGCAGGCACTGGTAAATGCAAATTGCCCGTATCTCAAGGTGGGTGAGAGAATGCCGAATTTAAGGCTTGATGATAGCGAGGAACAACTACGATTTGCTTAACAAATTGAGGATTTGAACATGTAAGGATTACTTACAAGCTGATGATTTAGGAGGTAAGTATGACAAGAAGTCAGTTAGAGGAACATCTGGGAGAAAAGGTCAAAATCAGATTATTTGACGATAGCGTTTACGATGGGTATCTGCACAAGACGGGTGAGGTAAAATTTAAAAACGACCCCAATTTGTATATCCCAAGAAAGTTGTATTTTTTGACGGATGAAAATAATGTGTGCCGCTCGTGTTTGTTTCGAGTATCACATATCAAAGTTTTTCAGATGTTAGATTTGCTTTACTAAATGAAGATTTAAAGGAGGGGATTTATTATGACACTGATTGAAAAAATAAGTAATTGCCAAACAATGAAAGAACTTGATGAACTGAGAATCGAAATTATACGGGAAGTTGAAAGCGGTGGAGATTTTGAAGCCTTACAAAAAGCTTTTATAAGAAAGCAAAACAGTCTTAAAAGAAATGGTCACAGCCGTAGGAAAGAGGGATATGAACTAAACGATGTAATACGCCAGCAAAAGAAAGAAGGCAAAATACGAAACTAATAAAATGAGAATTTAGAGGAGGAATAGAAAACTGTGAGAATGAAAGTAGCGGAAATTGTCATCACTGGTGATGGAGCAGATTTGATGGATTTAGAACAGCGTATTGTGAAAGAACTTGAAAACGGAGAAAACAGAATAAAATATGAGACGCACGTAAAGCGATATCATACTAAAAGAGGGTTTATTACCAAGGGGAAAATTAAGGTGTTTGGGGTAAATTGAAGAGATGGAGGAGAGGAATGAATAAACCATGTGAACATTGCGACAAGGCAGATAAGAGGCGAAAGGAATATTTTAAATGTGATACGCCGTGTAATCTGGCAAAGCAGTGTAAGGAGAACGATAAGAAGCTATTGGAGATTTTGCGCGGATGTTTTCCGCCTGCAAATTGACAGCGACATTGACATTTAGCAGAGCAAAGAGGGAGGGATTGCAACGAGTAAATCAGATTACATAAAAGTGGCAGAGCAGCGGCGCCGACGGGCATCCGTCCAGGACTACATCCTGAAGGGACCTCGGCCGGCGACCTGGTCGGCGGTGATGCCGGCATATTGTTACACGGTGCTATGTCCGGTGCAGGGGCTGCGGGACAAGCCGGAGGATAAATCAAGAGGAGGTGGCGCCAGTGGACAAGGAGATTTTAAGCCAGTATATAGATGCCTGTGAGCTGATTAAAGAGACAGAGCGGGAGATTCAGAGACTGAGGCAGCGCCGCAAGGTGATTCTTCAGGATTCCGTCAAAGGCTCCATGCAAGAGTTTCCGTATGCAGCCCAGAGCTATCACATAGAGGGGCTAGTATATGCGACAGTACAGACACCGGGGCTATTGGATGAAGAAGAGGAACTGCTGGAGGAACGGAGGGCAGCTGCAGCAGAGATTAAGGTACAGGTCGAGGCGTGGTTGAATACGGTTCCGCAGCGGCTGCAGCGGATAATCCGGATGAAGATTTTTGAAGAAATGACTTGGGCACAAGTTGCAGTTCGGATGGGGAGGAAGGCAACACCAGATGGAATACGGAAGGAATTTGAGAATTTCATGAAAGTATCGTAAAAAATTCCGTTTTTTCCTGTTTTTCCGTTTTCTAAATGCTATAGTGTACTATGAAGCCAAAGGCATTTAAGCCAGCGGCTCCCCTCCATCAGATAACGGCCGCCAGCGTGTAAAAGCCTGGTGCCGATTAGAAGCCGACGTTCTTACCGCTTTCTTCATGGCTTCACAAATCGGATAGAAAACGGCGGTTAGGTGACACGAAAGGGCCCTTGGTTGGTGTCATGCCAGTTGGCTGCTGTGTGGCCCGAAAGATACCCGTCAGCCAGACACGCAGAGCTGGTGCATACCGGGGACGACCCGGTAATGTGTGGAGCATCCCACCAATGGCAGGTGGACAGGGTCGCGCCCTGGGTTCCGGTTCGATTCCGGATGCGCCGCTTGAGTTATACACAATACATTGTGAACTGAAGCAGGCCTAGTAATAAACTACTGACAGCAACAATATATATATTATAAAAAAAGGCTGGCTGGAATGATAACAGAACGCTATACGGTTATTTTCTCTGGATTAAATCAAGAGATATATTCTGATGAACGTTTATCAGAGATCTGGGAAAATGAGGCTGATGAAGTTTATAAAAAGACAGGAATATATATAACTGCCAGAATGAATATGTCATACTTTATATGCGGAAGAATTCGCAATTGTAATTTAGGTGGGGAGAGCGTAAATTATGTATCAGTGAGAAACCCGTCTGAATTATCAAGTAAGACGGAATTCTACAATGTTTTTCTTGAAGTAGTGCAAAAAGTTAGAGCAAGACTTGGAAACCCTTATATGGGTATTTCGTTTGAAGAAATCGATTTTTATTTTTTTGAAAGTACATGAACTTCAAGAGCCACTAACCCGTGGCTCTTTTTCTTTACCCAAAAAGAGGTGAGCCTAAATGACAAAGAAACAGAAGCGATTCATAGAAGAATATCTAATTGACCTGAATGCCACTCAGGCCGCCATCCGCGCCGGGTACAGCCCAGATACAGCGAAAGCCATCGGATGTGAGAACTTGACGAAACTTGACATTCGCGCCCATATAGACCGGGCGATGGCAGAGCGTTCCAAACGTACCGGTGTCAATGCAGACCGTGTGGTTCGGGAGTTGGCCAAGATTGCCTTTGTTAATGCTGCTGATGTCATCAATGCCGAGGACGCAACGCTTCGGATGATGCCAGCGAGGAAGACACTGCAGCTATCCAGTCCGTGAAGGTCAAGACATTTGGAGAGGATGGGCTGGAACGGGAGATTAAGATGGCAGACAAGCTCAAGGCCCTGGAGATGTTGGGCCGTCACCTGGGAATGTTTAAAGACAAACTGGAGCTGTCCGGCGGCCTTGACACCGAGAAGACAAAGCTGGATGACCTTCTTCAGCAGATGCGAGGCGGTGGATAATGAGCGCAGAGCGATTACTGTTATCGAAAAAGTACAAGGCATTCCTTCGGTGTGATGCGCCAGTGGAGTTCCTTGAGGGCACAACGGCCGCGGGTAAAACGACGGTGGGGCTGTTTAAGTTCATGCTACGTGTAGCGGAGAGTCCCAAGAAGCTGCACATCCTGGCTGCTGATGACACAGGCGCCGCGGAGAAGAACATCATCAACAAGGACCTGGGGATTCTGGACGACTTCGGAATCTTGGTGGAATATAAGGGCAACGGCTCCGGCGAGTACAAGATGCCCCACATCCTTTTCCATACATCTGGGGGCGATAAAATCATATTTGTAGTGGGGTATGGCAACAAGAGTAAATGGAAGGATGCCTTGGGCGGTCAGTACGGCTGCCTGTACATTGATGAGATTAACACTGCGAACATTGAGTTTGTTAGGGAATCTGTTATGCGAAGCGATTACCTGATGGCCACGCTTAATCCAGATGACCCTGGCCTGGATGTGTATAAGGAGTACATCAACTGTTCCAGGCCATTGCCAGAGTGGGCGGATGAGACGCCAAAGGAAATACTGGACGAATTACGGGAGGAACCAAAACCCGGATGGGTGCATTGGTTCTTTTCTTTTACCCATAACCTGGGGCTGCCGGCGGAGAAGCTGCAGCAGATTATCCAGAACACGCCAGTAGGGACTAAGATTCACAAGAACAAGATTCTCGGCCTACGCGGCAAGGCAACCGGTCTTATCTTCCCGAACTTCGACCGAAAGCAGCATGTGGTTACAGCAGCCTGGGTAAAACAGCAGATTGCCGCCGGCAAGATAAAGTTTCGAAAGTTCTCTGCAGCGCTGGATACATCCTACTCCAGCAAGTCGCCTGATACCATCGCCATGATATTCCAGGGGATCACGATGGACCGTAAGCTCATCATCCTGGCCGAGAAGGTTTATAGCAATGCGGACCTGTCCACTCCGCTGGCCCCATCAGACACTGCGGTAAAATTTGTGGAGTTTCTGGAACGGAATCGGCAGGAATGGGGATTTGCAAAAGATGTCTTCATCGACTCGGCGGACCAGGCAACTATCACGGAGTTGCGCAAGTACAAGCGGCTGCATGGCTGTCTGTATAACTTCTTTGATGCATACAAGAAACTGGAGATACTGGACCGCATCAACCTGCAGCTAGGCTGGATACAGCAGGGGTGTTACCTGGTAGTGGATACCTGCGTGGAGCATCTGTCCGAACTGGACAGGTACAGCTGGGACGATGAGAAGGATAAACCGGAGGACCGAAACGACCATACCATCAATGCGTCGCAGTATGGGTGGATTCCATACCGACAGGGGATAGGATTTGAGGAGGGTGAGAAGTAATGGAAATACAACGGTTGGAAATTGATTTTGATAATAGACTTTTAAAAATCAACGGTAAGGATTATACAGAAACTCCAATTATCGTAACTCTTCCGGGCCCAGAGGGATGGCCGCACGCAATGCTATTTAATGCTGACCAAGCAACAGTACCTGGAGAGTATTTGGAATTACAGATAGAATGCACAGAATCTAATAGGAGGCCGGGAAATGAGGTGGCTATCAACATTGAATGAGAATATCAAAAGAGGGGTACGCAGCTGGCTGAATGTGGTGCCGGCCAGTGGGAGCGGCATCCAGATTAACGAGGTCCTGGACTTCGAAGCGAACGCCATCCGCAACCGTATCTGGTATCGGGGAGACAGCAACGAGCTGGAGCAGATGTACCAGCAGCTGGCAGAATATGCGGATAAATATAAGTTCTGGGCCAGCAAGTGTACACCGGGCATGGAGATGCGCAAGATACATACCGGCCTCCCCGGGCTTATCGTTAGGATTCTTTCGGCGATTGTCCTGGCCGACATGAACGACTTTGATTTTGATTCACCAGCTCAGGAGCAGCTTTGGAAGGAGATTGAAAAAGAGAACAAGTTTCGGAAGGCCTTGGAGAAGAGTCTGAAAGAGGTTTTATACATCGGCGACGGGGCCTACAAGGTGACCATTGACACGGCCATCAGTCAGTATCCTATCTTGGAGTGGTACCCAGGAGAACGGATTGAGATTATCAAGGAGCGCGGACGCCTGAAAGAGGTGGTATTTAAAACACCGTATAATATCCGGAGTCAGCAGTATATCCTATATGAGCATTACGGCTATGGATATATACGCAACGAGCTGTATAAGGGCGACACGCAGGTAGATATGAGCACTATTGATGTCACAAGTGGTCTTAAGGATACAGTCTTTGATAAGTCAGTCATCCTGGCGGTTCCGCTACAGGTGTATGAGTCAACCAAGTATGAGGGACGTGGAGGCTCTATTTTTGACGGCAAGCTGGACAGTTTTGACGCTTTTGACGAGGCATGGTCCCAGTGGATGGATGCACTTCGGGCTGGCAGGGCAAAAACCTACATACCGGAGTGTCTGGTACCGCATGACCCAGCGACCGGACAGATTTTAAAGCCAAATCCGTTTGACTGCCGATACTTTGCATCGGACAATGATATGTCTGAGAAAGCGGAGAACCGGATTAATACAGACCAGCCATCCATTCCTCACGACAGCTATCTAGCATCCTACTGCACGGCTCTGGACCTCTGCCTACAGGGCGTCATCAGCCCCAGTACGTTGGGAATCGATGTGAAGAAGCTGGACAACGCCGAGGCGCAGCGGGAGAAGGAGAAGGCAACCTTGTACACCCGGAACGCCATCGTGGAAGCCTTGCAGGAAACGCTGCCGGATGTAGTGGATACTTGCATCAATGCCTATTACATCTTGATTAAACAGCCCATAGAGGAAATTAAGGTGGAGATTCCGTTTGGTGAATATGCCAACCCGTCCTTTGAGTCTCAGGTGGAGACTCTCAGCAAAGCGCGGCCCGGTGCGAGTATTATGAGCATAGAGGCCCAGGTCGAAGAGATGTGGGGGGATAATAAAGATGAAGCGTGGAAGGCAGGGGAAGTGAAGCGATTGAAAGTTGAACAGGGAATTGCAGAGATGGAGGATCCTGGAATTAATCAGGCTGCAGGTGATTTCCTGCTGAACATGGAGGGAGGAAGAGCGGATGAAGGTCAAGGTGATAAACCGGACGTACCAGATGGGCTGGGAGGAGTACCAGGGGCTCCTGCAGGTGGCAAGTGAGCAGGTGCCGTTCGGGATTTACGCCGTTGAGAAGCAAGGATATGCGGAGCTGCGCTGCGACCACTGCAAGAGCATCACGCAGCTCAAAGAGCTGGCACGGCAGTTTAAGGCACAGGGATTTAAGGTGTATGCCAACAAACGCTGCCAACTCATGGAAGGCGGAGCTGATGGAGCGGAGGGGGCGCTGATGAGTGCAACATAATGAGTATGATATCGGCGCCGCCTTAAAAGCCATCGAGGATGAATTGATAGCCTCTATGATACGTAACATGGACCGGCACCGCGCCGAGGAAACAAAAGAAGGATATAACTGGTCGATGTGGCAGGCGGAGCAGCTGAAAGCTTTGGAGAAGTATAAGCGGGAGAATCAGAAACGGTACAGCAAGCAGTTTAAGTCTATAAATGGGCAGATAGGAGAACTACTCTATCAGGCACGGCAGACCGGTAACATGCAGCAGGAAATCCAGATACTGAAAGCCATACAGAGGGGATATCGGTTCCCAAACATGCCGAAGAAGCTGTTTAATCTGTTGGAAGAGATGGACGGAAAGACGTTTCGGCAGAAAGCATCATCACTGCTTAAGCGTTTTAAAGGCAAGGAAGCTGCCCGGGGGACAGCAGAATTTTTCCAACTTAATGACCGGAAGCTGGAAGCACTTATCAAAGCAACGACTCAAGACATGGAACGCGCAGAGACAGCAGTATTGCGGATGGCTAACGACCAGTACCGGAAGGCCATTTTCAATGCCCAGGTGTATGCCAACAGTGGCGCCGGTACTTACGAGAAAGCGGTGGACATGGCTACCAGGGACATGTTATCCCGTGGCCTGAATTGTGTGGAGTATGCCAACGGTGCGCGTCATACACTGGCCGATTACGCCGACATGGCTATCCGGACAGCAAGTAAGCGAGCTTACCTGCAGGGGGAAGGTGAGAAGCGTCAAGAGTGGGGGCTCGCCACGGTCATTATGAACAAACGTGGGAATCCTTGCCCGAAGTGCTTGCCATTCGTCGGTAAGGTGTTGATTGATGATGTATGGAGCGGCGGCAAGAAGGTAGACGGCCCCTACCCTCTGATGAGTACAGCTATTGCCGCAGGACTCTACCATCCACGGTGCAAGGACAGCCATACCACCTACTTCCCCGGAATCTCTACGGCGGACGTTACGTGGACGAAGGAGGAGCTGGAGGCCATTGAAAAGACTAACCAGCGGCAGGCAGAGAGACAGCATGCAGCACGGCAGGTGGAAAGATTCGGGAGGCTGGCAGAGTTTTCTCTACATCCGGAAAATAAAAAGAAATATCAGCAAAAGAAAAACAAGTGGAAACAAAGACTTGCACAGTATAGGCAAGCTGATATAATGAAAACAGAAGGTTGGACAGATGAGGCAATAGAAAGGCGTAGACTGGATGAAGCTGCGATTGCTGGGCATAAAAGCGAATATGCCATATTGTATGATGAACGAGGGAATAAATTATTTAAAAAGCATGGTGGTCAGCATGAAGTCATTTACACCGATGATGAATGGGCGCTTATGAAAAATGGAGTCTCAACACATAATCATCCATTGGGAGCAACCTTTTCTCCTGATGACATCTGTGTTTTGAAAGAGAGCGGACTAAAAGAAATAAGAGCCGTTGGGAGAGACGGTGTGTTTGTTTTGAAACAGCCAGATATATGGCCAGATGAATTATCTTCTCCGGATAAAATATTTGCTGCCTACGATACTATACAAAAAGAGTTGGAGCCTGAATTTATACAGGCCTATATGGATGGGAGGATCACAGACGAACATGAATATTCAATTTTATATCAGGCGCGGATTCTTGAAGAACTCACAGATAAATATCAGTTAAATTATTTTGTGGAAAAGAGGTAAAAGGATGCCAGATAAAAAAAACAGGGTTAACGTTAGAGACATAGATCGTCCAATAAGCGAGTATCCAAAGGGAACGGAGATTGTACATACCGACAATGCATTTATTCCTTTGCCTACGAAAGAGGAGATGGAAATGTTTTTAAAAAAGAAAGGCGATACCACCAGTCGATAAGAGGCCGGTGGTATTTTTATGTTGTTGCGATATCGCAATGAATAGGAGGTGATCCGATTATCTCCCTTTGAGGCGCAGGGTAATGCGTCTTATTTTTGTGCCAAAACGCGACAAGGCCTAAAAAGGTGCGCGGCCGGTGACACCGATGACAATGGAGCAGTCCCAAAATGGAAAGGAGCACATGACAATGAGAAAGAAATATCGGATGAACTTACAGTTATTTGCAGAGCCCACTGGTGGAGCAGGGGGAACCGAGCCGCCGGCAGGAGGACAAGGCCAGCAGACACAGCCGTCTTCGGCCGGAGGGCAGCCGGCGCCACCGCAGATTGATTATACCAAAATCCAGCAGATGTTGGAAGGCACCTTGGCGGCCAAGGAGGACACGGCCTTGAAGGCCTATTTCAAGCAGCAGGGCCTTAGCCAAGAAGAGGTGGAGCAGGCAATCGCCACCTTCAAGCAGCAGAAAGCAGCTCAGCAGCCGGATGTGGCGGCGCTGACACAGACGGCGCAGGCAGCTCAGGCGGCGGCCCAGCAGGCCATGCTGGATAAGGAGGCAACCCTTGCAGCCATCAGTCTGGGACTCGATGCCAAGACTATCCCGTATGTGCTCAAGATGGCCGACTTAAGCCAGGCTATAGGACAGGATGGGAAAGTCAACACGGAGGCCCTTAATACGGCCCTGAATAAGGTCCTGGAGGATGTACCGGCCCTTAAACCGCAGGCGTCAGGGACAACTGGCTTCGTGCAGGTGGGAGCCGCCAGTACAGGGCAGCAGACAAGCAACGAACCAATGACGCTGAAAGATGCAATTTCAGCAGCACTCAAAAAATAAGAAAAGAGGTATAAGATATGGCAGTAACATTAGCTCAGGCTAAACTTAAGACCCAGGACAAATTGTCTATGGCAGTCATCGATGAATTCCGTAAGTCCAGTTTTTTGATGGATCATATGATTTTTGATGACTGCGTTTCCCCTGTAGGTAGCGGGGCAACCATGACTTATGGGTATTATCGCGTAATCACACCATCTACGGCCAGCTTCCGTGCGGTTAATGCGGAATATACGGCGGACGAGGCCAAGAAACAGAAGTACACCACAGATCTTAAGATTTTTGGAGGCGCATTCGAGATTGACCGTGTGATTGCGGATATGGGAGGAGTGGATGATGAAGTGACCTTCCAGATGCAGCAGAAGATAAAGTCTGCATCCGCACTGTTTTCAGAGACACTAATTATTGGTGATTCCAGCAAAAATGAAAAGAGTTTTGACGGTTTGGATGTGGCTGTAACTGGAAGCTCCACAGAGTACAAGCCTAGCGCAGCAATTGACCTTTCCACTACAGCCAAGGTAACCGAAAATTATCAGCTGTTCCTGGACCAGTTGGACGAGTTCCTGATGGGCCTGGATGGCAAGCCGGATTTTATTGGTGGTAATCTGAAATTGATTGCGAAAATTCGGGCATGTGCTCGCAGAGCCGGTATGTACCAGGTAACGAAGAATGATTTCGGACAGCAGATTGAAAGCTACGGAGATATTCCGCTGGTAGATTTCGGCGCAAAGAGTGGTTCCAACGATCCGATTGTATCCATCGACACGTCATCCAGCACAAAAGGAGAGACATCCCTGTATGCGGCAAGGATCGGGCTGGATGGATTCCACGCGGTTTCTCCTTCTGGAGAACTCCCTGTTAAGCAGTGGCTGCCGAAGTTTGAGGAAGCCGGCGCAGTAAAGAAGGGTGAGGTAGAGATGCTGGCAGCAGCGGCCCTTAAGGCAACCAAAGCAGCTGGTATTATGCGCAAAATCAAGGTGCAGTAAGGAGGAGCATCATGCCAAACGAAATGAAATATGGAAATGTGGATTGGCCTTCCAATTCCCCCATCAGCGGGGAGCGGCTGTCCACGTCCGGGGAATATACAGGACAACACAAAGGGACCGTCATTCAGGATAGTCTTTCTGACGCAGATAACGGGGCATATCTCAGAGCACGGGAGACAATCCGGTATGGAACACTCACGCCAGATGCTGGGGACGGTAACTTCCCAGACAGACTTATTACTGTCGGATATACCGCAACGGGAGCGGTCACGGAAATCTCCTTATCAGGAGTGACTTACAATGCTAAAGACAAGGTATTTGAGGACGTCCCAAGCAAGACGAAATCATTTACATTTAAAGACGGGGAGACACCTAAGACAGCAACTAATGCAGACGGTAAATGGTCTGTCACATAGGAGGTGCCTTATGCCCTATGAAGCTTATACTACCTGTGAGTACTACCGTGACGCATATAAGGGGAACATAATCCCCGTGAACGAGCTGGACAAGGCACTTAAGCAGGCCAGCCGCCACATTGATTCCCTGACCTACAACCGCATTGTAGGCCGGGGATTTTCTAATCTGACGGCCTTCCAGCAGGAAACCATACAGGAAGTGGTCTGCCAGCAGGCGGACTTTGAGTATGAGAACACAGACGAGATTAACACCATCCTGCAGGGCTACAGCATCAATGGTGTGTCGGCACAGTTTGGCAGCAGCTGGAATGTCTTTACGGATAAGGGTGTGGCTATGAAGCGTGATGTGTATGCCCTGCTGTCCCAGACAGGCCTTTGCTGCCGGTTAGCAGGGGTGAGGCTATGAAATACCCATGCTTAGTGCCAAAACGGCTCTGCAGGACGGATATACACGTCCATCTGGAATCAGAGGATACAGACAACCGCGGCCATCCAGAGAAGGTAGTGGACTTGGACCTAAAATGTAACTTCCAGGACCGGGCCAAGACCATTCTGACCACAGAAAAGAAGCTGGTGCAGATAACCGGTACGGCCCTGTTTCCTGGGGACATTGCCCCGGACTTTCCGACTCTCAGCGGCGGTACCGTTATCATATTCGGGGAAGAGCGGAGGATTGAGCAGGGGATGAAGGCCAGGAACCCGGATGGGACAGTTAACTATTGCCAGTTGGAGGTGGTCTGATGCAGGTTAAATCAACTGTGAAGATGAATTTCCCGCGGATTACGCAGCTTACACAGGCAGCGGTGACAGCCCTGGAAATGACGGCGGAGGCTCTGCACACAGAGGTGATACAGGCCCAGGTAATGCCTTTTGACACGGGGAATTTGCAAAATGAGAGCACTTTTGTTGATTATAGTGAGTCAAATCAAGGCAAGGTATCGTTGGCGTCCAGTACGCCTTACGCCCGACGTTTGTATTATCATCCAGAATACAACTTCCAGGCAGACGAAAACTCCAACGCAAAGGGAAATTGGTATGAAGACTGGCTTCCAGGTGGAAGTCAGTCGTACTTTGCCACAAAGGCATTTAAGCAGTTCTATAAGAAAACAGGAGGTGTGTAATGCTGACATTGGATGATATTCGGGGATACATAGGGAATCTTGGGATTGTAGACGACAGGAATGTCTATATCGGGAAACTGAACAATAAGAAGGACCATTCCATAGGCGTGTATCACCGGCAGGGCAGCGGCCCTCCCGTGATGGCGCTGGGTGGCCATGATTACAGCAGCTATGATGTCCGGCGTATATCACTGCTGGTCCATTGGGACAAGGATGTGCAGGCATCAGAGCGGGCTGCCTATGCACTATATGAGAAACTTAAAAACGTATCCAGCCTGTCTATAGAGGATACGCCCATTAACTGCATCATCCTCCAGGTTCCAGAACCGGTGGATGTGGGGACGGATGACAAGGGCGTATACGAATATGTGATATGGCTGGATTTTGTATATCAGAGAAAGTGAGGTATAAGAGATGGCAGAAGCAACTGGAAAAGTGTATCCGGTGCATAACAATGTGTTTAAGTTTGGTATAAAAGGCCGCGAAAGCGCAGAGGAGGATATGGCTGTACCGTTAGACTTGGAGAACTTCGCTCCGACAATTGACGGTACTGTGGAGGAATGGTACTCCATGGATGCGAAGGGCTGGGCAAAGGCAGCTATGACCGGTAAAAAACTGGGCTTTTCCTTTAAGGGTAAAAGGTCGGTCGGGGACCCAGCCAATGACTATATTGCCAGCCTGTCCTGGAAGTTCGGGCAGGATGTCATGACTAAGTTTGAATGGACTATGGTATCCGGCGCAAAGCTGGCCTGTGACGTGGTCGTGAACGTGACTACACCAGGCGGCGGCGATACGACCAACATTGACGCGCTGGAGTTTGAGGTGACGGGATATGGTGCCCCGACATTCACGCCGGCACCAGGGGCATAAGGAGGATTTGATTATGGCAAGGAAGGTAGATATCACAGATAAACTGAGTTTTGAAGGGAACCCATCCCTGGTAATAAAGGGAAAGGCACTGGAGGTCAACGCAGATGCGCCGACCATGCTTAAGGTTATGGGTCTGATGTCAGGTGACGACCCGGGTGCACAGGAAATCTTGGACGCATATGACCTGATGTTCCCGGAAAAATCCAAGAAAGAGATGGAAAAGATGAAGCTGGGCTTTAGTGACTTGATTATTGTGGTCCAGGAGGCAGTGCAGCTTATTTCCGGCGTGGAGGAACCTGCCGGGGGAGAGCGGTGACCCGTACTACGATATGTTTGAGGATTGGGACCTGATAGTCTCCAGCTTTTTGTCGCAGTACGGGTTAAGAATCAGGACGAAGGAATTTGAAACAGTCTCCTGGGACGAATTCAAGGCGCTGATTGCCGGCCTGTCCCCGGAGACTGCCCTTGGCCGGGTGGTGGCCATCCGGTCTGAAACGGATAAGGATATCATCAAGCATTATACAAAGGACCAGCGCCGGATATATGATGACTGGCGTAACCGGGAAGTAAAGGAAATGGATGAGAAAACCTTTGAGAAAGAAATGGCCGGTCTAGAGAAGATGTTTGCGGCTATGTGCGGAGGTGGTAAATATTGAAAAAATAAGAATGCAGGTATCCTGCCCCTATTGTGGGTATCGAATGCCTATTTTTTATGACAAGACGGCAGTTTCCGCTGGTATATTTGCCAGATGCAAGGGGAAGAGTTGTAAAAGGGAGTTTGAGATAAAGATTAACCAAGACAAGTAGTGCCATTATGAGCCGATGTCTGATTTTAGATAAAGGCAGGTGATGTAAATGGCAGCTGACAGCGTTGGTCAGATTGGTCTTGACCTTGTAGTAAATAAAAACGATTTTGACAAGCAGATGAAGGGCATCCAGGGGCTGGCTAAGAAAGCTGGTGCGGCCCTGGCGGCTGCCTTTGCAGTTAAGAAGCTGATAGACTTCGGCGCGCAGTGTATTGAGCTGGGCTCCGACCTACAGGAAGTGCAGAATGTTGTTGACGTAACGTTCCCGCGCATGTCGAAGCAGATTGATGACTTCGCAAAGAATGCGGCGGTGCAATTTGGTTTATCAGAGACGATGGCAAAGAAGTTCACTGGAACCTTCGGAGCGATGTCGAAGGCATTCGGCTTTGGCGAAAAGCAAGCTTATGAGATGGCCACGGCACTGACGGGGCTGGCTGGCGACGTGGCGTCGTTTTACAACATCAGTCAGGACGAGGCCTATACAAAGCTGAAATCCGTGTTCACAGGAGAAACGGAAACCCTTAAAGACCTGGGCATTGTCATGACGCAGAGTGCCCTTGACAGCTATGCCCTGGCCAATGGATACGGGAAAGTAACTGCCAAAATGTCCGAAGCTGAGAAGGTAGCCCTGCGGTACAAGTTTGTGCAGGACCAGCTGTCCCTGGCATCTGGCGACTTTGTCCGCACGGCTGATGGATGGGCCAACCAGGTCCGTATTTTAAAACTGCAGTTTGACAGCCTGAAGGCCACCATCGGCCAGGGGCTTATCAATGTCCTTACGCCGGTCATTAAGGTCATTAATACGATTATCGGCAAGCTGATGAGTCTGGCCAACGCATTTAAGGCCTTTACGAACCTGATATCCGGAAAAAAGGGTTCCGGAGGCGGAGTGTCAGTGGCCGCAGCCGGCATGGAGGCCGTGGCGAAGTCGGCAGATAATGTCGGCGCTGCGATGGGCGGAGCCGGTGGAGCTGCCAAGAAAGCAGCAAAGGACATCAAGGGTGCGACAACAGGTATCGATGAACTGAATATTATTCAGCCACCAGATTCTGGTTCAGGAGGCGGCGGAGGGGCCGGTGGAGGCTACGACGCAGATGAGTTTGACATGGGAGAGATTGACACCTCTCCGGTCGACGAGATGGATGCCAAGTACCAAGCGTTGATTGACAAGGCGAAGGAGCTGGCCGACCTTTTTAAATATGGGTTTAAAATTGGCTTTGGTGACACATCGGTTCTGGATAGCATCCAGTCTTCTATTGATGGAATTAAGAAAAGTCTGAAGGATATTTTTATGGATCCGGCTGTTCTGAAGGCAGCCGACAATTTCGCTAATCAGTTCTCCTATAATTTGGGAAAGATAGCTGGAAGCTTTGCTTCTGTGGGGGCCACGATTGCTGATGTATTAGTCGGTTCAATTGATAAATATCTGAATAAAAACCGTGAATTTATAAAAAGAAAACTAATAAGTTGCTTTGATATTGGTTCTCAACTTGCAACTATTTTTGGTAATACCTTTAAAGCACTTAGTGAAATAATAGCTGTATTGCGTCTGGAGGATTTCAAACAAATTGGCGCTGATATTATAGAGGTATTTTCAAACACTGCGTTAAATCTATTAGAATTGTTTGGGAGTATATCCGAAGATATTCTGAACTTATTTACACAGCCTATCATAGATAACAAAGATAAAATAATCGAAGCATTAACAGGGCTTGGAGCCGCCGTTTCACCTATCACGAGCTTAATAGCAGACGCATTTACATATGTAGGGCAAGTAATAAATGATTTATATTCCGGTGTTATACAACCAGTATTTGGGTTTATTGCATCTGTTATATCAGAGGCCATTAGCATTATCCTGTCAGTTTTCAATAAGTGGTTATTACCGGCTTTACAGCACATCGGAGATGCTTTTCGAAACCTACGAAAAGGCCCATTTGCAGAAATAGCTGATGCTTTTAGCACTCTCATTGGCAAAGTAGGTGAATTAGTACAGATAATAGTTGAAAAGCTGATTGGAGTTTGGGAGAGTCATCTGAAACCGTTTGCGGAGTGGTTCATATCAACTTTGGCTCCATATATTACCTTGGCCTTTAACGTGATTGTTGACATTTTGGAATGGGTAATGGGAGTTGTTTCGGGATTTGTGACTGATGTCATAAAATTCTTCACATCAATTTTAGATTTCCTTTTAGGCAATTTTGATTATACGTGGAAGGACTTATGGGATGATATCACAGCGTTCCTTAAAAATATTTGGGATTCAACACTTACAGAAATAAAAGAGACATGGGAGGCACGCTGGAATGCAATCAAAGCCTTTGGTAATGTCATCTGGTCTGCAATTAATATACTCGCATCTAACCTCTTTACGGTATTAAAAAACAAACTTGCTGAAATCTGGAACGCTATTAAAATCAAGGTTGAGGATGTCTGGAATGGAATCAAAGCATACACAAGCGATGCCTGGACCAGTATCAAAGACAAAGCAGCAGAGATATTTGAGGCAATTCGAGATAAGCTTTCTGAGATCTGGGATAATGTCCGTTCTACCATTGAGGAGAAGTGGAACGCTATTAAAGAGTGGTTTGATGACATCTGGCAGAAAATCAAGGACGTCTTCAAGCTGGATGAGATGGTGGAAATCGGTAAAGACGTCATGAATAAACTCTGGGAAGGCTTAAAAGCAGTCTGGGAGGAGATAACAGTGTGGCTTTCCGGCATTGTGGATACGGTCAAGCAGATATGGCAGGATGTGTGTGACACCGTCAAAAATATATTTAAGAAGTCCAAAGAAGCAGAGGACAGAGATAGTGACAGTGGTAGCAAATCTAAGAAGAGCGGCGGCAGTCGTGGCTCCTCCACCGGTCCGGCCAGCGAGATTTCCGGGCATGCCAGCGGTGGGTTCCCGAAGTCGGGCCAGATGTTTGTGGCGCGTGAAGACGGAATACCCGAGATGGTCGGCAAATGGGGAGGCCGCGCAGCCGTGGCCAATAACATGCAGATTACGCAGGGTATTACCCAGGCGGTACAAAGTGGCATGCGGAGTGCAATTGCGCCGTTGGTATCCACAATGACAAATGCGGCCAATCATGCAGCTCCACCGCTTGCAATGGTCGGTAGCACGGCACCGGCATATACACAAGAGGATAGAATGCAGGAGATGGTCAATCGAGCTGTCGCAATGACAACCGGAACAGACAACGCAAGCGAGCAGCATTTGGCTATCATGGTGGAACTGCTGAAAAAGATAATCGAACTAATTGAGAATCTGGATTTGGTGGTCAACATCGACATCCGGGAAATCCGGAAGAAACTAAAGGACTTAGAGAAGCGCACAGGCTATGGATTTACGTAAGGAGGCGGTGAGATGGCAGTAATCACAATCAATGGCCGAGAGTTTCCCGCCCCTGATATTGGCGGAAACCTGGTAGTGGCTACGAACGTAAGTGACGGGAAAAACGCAAATGGCGAGTTCGTCGGGCAAAAGGTGGGCCGGGACCAGTATAAGTTTGACGCTCTGCAATGGAAGTTTCTGGACGCTGCTATCTGGTCCGCTATGTTGCAGGAGTTTGACAAGTTTGTGGTAACAGCCCGGATACCTGACATGGTACATAATAATTGGATAACGATTCGGATGTATCCCGGGAATCGCACAGCTACGCCGATAGAGTTTGATTTCTGGGGCCTCCCGACGAGGTACCGAGACTGCAAGGTGAACATTGTGGATTGTGGGGTGATGGAGTAATGCAGGCGTGCAGCCAAGCCTATAAAGCGGAAATGAAAAAGGAATATCGTAACCGTTCCTACATGCGAGTGACAATCGGTTTGATTAACCAGGAAGCCCAGGCTTCCGCTTTTGTTCCGGATCCGACCAATTACGCCTACTACAGTAATCTAAAATGGCCCCTGGACAATTATTCGGTGTCTGAACTATACGCCACTTGCGACGAAGATTACAGCACGGTGGATGGCAGCATGTATTTCCTGCCTCGCCGTCGGCAGGACGTAGTGTTAAATGCAGGTATTGTAACAGAGGAGCTGTCGGGGAGTATTCTGATTCGTTTTCCGATACAGTACAATATCAAGGGGGTGACTGTGGAGTTTGGCAAGGCGTATCCAGTAGATTTTACGATTGAATCCGACAACAACACGGTGGAAATAGCTGGGAATGCGTCTGGACATTTTGTAACAGAGGAGATATTTACGGCGGCTACTTTCCTGCGATTTACGCCGTCAGTCATGGTCAACGGCCAGAGCCGGTTCCGCATTCATCAGCTGACAATGGGGATCGGCATATATTTTGATAATAAGAAAATCAAGTCAGCCAGCAAGAAGGAGCATATCAGCCTGTATCAGAGGAATTGCCGACGATTGATTTTGACCTGACGGTGGAGAACAAAGACCGCGCCTATGATGTGGAGAACAGCGAAAGTACGGTGAATTTTTTGGAGCCGGGGCAGGAGATATCGGTGTTGTACGGGCAGGAGTTGGATGACGGGACCGTGGAGTGGTTGCCAGGAGCTACAGTATCCCTAAAAGAATGGTCTGCGGATGATGAAGAAATGAGTTTTTCTGCGTCCGACCGTTTTGATGGAATGAATGCGACATATTATAAGGGGCTGTACCGGGAGTCTGGTATCAGCCTGTATGATTTGGCCACAGATGTGTTTGACGACGCCGGCGTGGATCACCGGACGTACTGGCTAGACCCATACCTGAAGGATGTACTGGTAAAGAATCCTATGCCGGTTGTTACACACAAAGAAGCACTGCAGATTATTGCTAATGCGGGCCGCTGCATTCTGTATCAGGATAGGAACGGGGACATTTTCCTGAAGTCCAGCTTTATTCCGGATATGGAGGCGGCATCTGACAAAGAGACATATTTCAGCCATGCCGGGCGGATCCTGGATAAGACAGAAAAGGAATCCTATGCAATGGCAGCACAGGACTACAGTGATACGAATCGGACGCAATATTTTCTCCCCAGAAATGACGCTGGTGAAGTTTATCTTAACACGGGGTATGTGTCGGAACAGATGGCAGACAGTGCCGGGGCGTTTATGAATAATCCAACGGTGGTTATCACCTTGGAGGCGGCTTTTAAATGCTTTGGCTTGACGTTAGAGTTTGGCCGGAACCATCCGGAGGCAATGACGTTCCATGCCTATTATAACAACGCACTTCAGGAAGATTACAGTGTAACCGGGTTAGAGCAGATATCCGTCATCAGCCATGAGTTCCCAGAGTTCGACCGGTTGGTGCTGGAGTTTACCAAAGGATACCCGAATAACCGAATTGTGGTGGATAATATATCCTTCGGCGAGAGTACGGATTATGTAATGGAGTACGGTGCGGAGCTGACGAAGACGCCGAAGGGAACCCAGGTTGCCAAGACACGGGAGCTGCAGGTGATGCGAACCTTGTATAACCCGGGCGAAGAACCGAAGGATCTGGCGAAGGAAACCATTACGTTATCCGCGATAGACAACCGATATACCTTCTATTTCTCGAACCCGTCTTATGACCTGTCCTGCGCCATCACAGAACCGCAGGCCGGGCAGGCAGCGGCGATTGTGGAAGCAAGCAATTATTACGCCACCGTGGAAGTGACCGGTGCGGCCGGGGCAGTTGAGGTGACCATAAACGGCAGGGAATACGGAACGTCGCAGGCTAAGGTCAGCCGTCAGCTGAACCCGACGGGGACGCTGGAGACGTGGAAGAACCCCCTTGTGTCAGACGCGAGGCATGCTGCGGATTTGGCGGACTGGATCGGCGATTACATGAAAGCGGATCGGGAATATGCGCTGACTTATCGCGGAGAACCGAGGATAGATGCAAACGATATTGCATTTTTAGAGAATCGGTATGTCCCGGATTTGCTCCTGAGGATTTACGACCACACACTTAATTTTAACGGCGCCCTGTCAGGGAGCATGAAGGCAAGGAGGGATATGAGCAATGTGGCAACAGCCAAAAACAGATTGGCGGGAAAATGATTTTTTTAACATACAAGATTACAATCGCATAAAGGGAAATCTAATTGAAATCAGGTCGCAGGCACTTGTCCTCTGGCCGAATTTTCCGTTCGAAGAGATGGGGGAGGATAAGACGTACCAGGATTATGGGTTTTATGCGGATGAGATAAACCGGTTTGAGGCCAATCTTGACCATATCCGCACAGGCACTTTCCCATTCGCGATAGGCGAACAGCAGACTTATTATGACAACCAGCCATTTATCGACTGGCGGGAGTTGAACCGGATTGAGGAGGCATGCCGCTTTATACACAACAATATTCAGAGCAGGATTAACGGTCGGAAGAAGCTGGCCTTTACGTTAAATGGAGGTGCTTTTTAAAATGATTTTAAAAACAGACTATAAGGATGCGATGTACGATGGGGCACGGAAGTGGCGCATTACCCAGAATTCAGACGGGACATCCGGAATTGCAGATGAGACAAGTTATACACAGGAAGGCGATCGGTTTGGGGCTAATGATATTAATTCCACCAATACTGCTATCAATCGGATTAACCATGTGACCGAAGTAACATTAACGGCATCTGGGTGGGAGGGTGGTGCTGCTCCGTACACCCAGACGGTAAGTGTGCCAGGAGCTACGGCCGACCTGGATGCGATACTGGTTAGTGCGCTGGCTGATGGGGCGAGCGTCACCACCCAGAAGGCGTATATAAAGGCATTTGGGATTATCTCCAGCGGAACTGCATCGCTGGGAAATGGGACGGCTACATTTAAAGTATACAAGAAGCCGGCAACAGATTGCCTTGTGGGATTGAAGGGGGTGTAACGCATGGGGAAAATATTGATGCCGGGCGGCGGAGGCGGTGTCGACCTGGATGTAATAACAGCCGGCGCAGAGGATGTTCTGGCCGGTAAAGTAATCGTGGACAAAAACGGGGAGCCGCTGACCGGGACGATGGCGGACCAAGGTAACTGGAACTTTTCAGAACTGGTGGCCGGCTCTGCAGTGACAGTTCCTGGTGGAAAACACGGCGGTGGTGGAAAAGTGACAGCAAAAAGCCTGGCCAGCCAGACGCCCGGTACATCAGCGGCCGGGCATATTCTTGCCGGAAGAACGGCATGGGTAAACGGTAGTAAAATCACTGGGACGATTCCCAGCCAGGCGGGAGGAACATTGACACCCTCCACGTCAGCAGTAACTGCAAACTGTTCTGGCAAATACATGACAAGCAATTACACCATTCCAGCCTTCGCCTTACCGCCAGCAAACGCTCTCCGTAAAGGCTATTCCTACACCTTGTACGGGAAGACAGTTACTGGTACGTTGGAACAATGGTTATCTTCTCCTGCTGATGTTACCGGGAACGAAACAGGAGCAACCAAAATAGGCACCTCGACTGGTTTCTTTTCATGGATTACAAGTCCAAAAAGCATAAACGTGTTTTGTGGTAGTAATGGTGGTTCCACGTTGGGCCGACTTAATACAGCAGTAAATGTTTCGTCATATAAATACTTAAAACTATTCGTCCCCAGAGCATATGATAAGTCAGGCTCACAATACTACACTAAAGTAGGGATATCTTTACAAGCAGATGGAAGCGGGGTTACATATGGGGCGGAGGTGCTTGCTAATAGTACTGTTACTAATTTTAACGTAATTCTGGATGTCACAAATTACAATGGGATGTATTTTATTTATGTGTCTGTAAGAAGCGCAAGCACTACCAAAAATAATGGAATAATGGGTGGAACTATATCCCTATCTAATTCGTAAGTAACGAGTTACTGGCATTTAAGCTAAAGTCATAAATATCTCGTAGATAAACCCCCTATCGGGGCCTAAATTTCCACTAGAACTTCTGTAGTAGACACCATACACATATATGTAATAATTACCACTTAAGGATGATATGTCAAGTATATTATACTCTGGCCCGTTTGATAGTGTATCAAGTACATTAAGTTTTGCCATATCTGTTTCCTTTGCAGATGCAGACTTAGACGCTCCTATTGAAAACTTGTATCCGTTCACCGGGGTACTACCACACCTGCCTTTTACTTTTAAGTATTTATAACTTGTTAAGTCAACCGTTTGATTTAGTCTTCCCATCTGGTAAGCACTCAATATTAAGTTGCTGGAATCTAGTGTGGTACTTGTCATCCCAGTAGTTTGGAGATTGGACCATGTACCATTATTAAAAAAGTATAATGGAGAGGATACATATCCTTCAAACGTACCAGTAACTGTCTTCCCGTACAAGGTGTAGGAATAGCCTTTACGGAGAGCGTTTGCTGGCGGTAAGGTGAATTATAATCAAGAAAGAGAGGTATCCTATGTGAATGAAGAATTAATCACCGACAAAATCAACACACACGAAATACGCATTAATAACCATGCGGATCGACTGGACAAACTGGAGCTGCATGGGGCAGCCAGGGACGTAAAAATTGACAATCTCTGTGAAAAATTGGAGAAACAGACAAGAAGTATCTATGGCCTGATTGGCATGGTAGGTACCGCCTTGGTCAGTTTCTTTTTTTATGCGGTTCAGCAGGGGATATTTCACTAAGAAAGAGAGGAATCAAATGGATTTAACATTTATTACACAGCATTACATACCAGTTGTTTTAGTGGCCTGCCTGGTGGTCGGCTACTGCATTAAGCACATTAAGTGGTTGGATGCGGTCAGCAACGAATACATTCCATCCATCCTGGCGATTCTGGGAGCAATCCTGGGATGTGTGGCCGTCGGAACGGTCAGTCTGGAAAGTATCGTGTACGGGGCCGTAACAGGACTTGCCAGTACCGGCCTGCACCAGGTTTTCAGCCAGATAATCAATAAAACAGAATAATAAGTAACCTGGGGAGCCGATTGGCTCTCCCTTATTTTATAATTTAAGCCATGAAAAGGAGATTAAAATTATGAGTAACTGCAAGAAACACAAAATCAACGACGCCAACCACTACAAACACTTAACACCGGATACGGACTGTACCTGTAACGTTGGTATTAATGGCCCGGCAGGAGACCCGGACTTGATTGCAAAGGGCAGCGGCGGCTATGACCATCCGCAGACCCCGCCGGCGAAAGGGCCGGGAGCTGACCCGGAGCTGCTGGCAAAAAGCAAGCTGCCGTTAAAACATCCGGAAACACCCGCAGCGACTGGACCAGCAGCAGAATAGTTGCGACATTTAAATGGACAGGGCGGCCCTTTGAGACTGTCCTGTCACTGAGGTGACCATGTATATTGACACAAATACAATTATAACGGTAGCCAGCGCAATGACAGCATTGGCTGCCATTTTTTCGGCCATTTTTGCAGCCCATAGGTGGTTTCTGAAACAGGAAAGACAAGACAAAGAAATCGAGCAAATAAAATCAGAACAGTGCCTGCTTACCTATGGGGTACTGGCTTGCTTAAAGGGATTGAAAGAACAGGGGTGCAATGGCCCCGTAACAGAAGCTATCAATAAAATAGAGAAACACATCAACCAGCAGGCACATGAATGAGAGGAATAATTATGGATTTTGGAATTGCATGTGTAGCAGGAATTACAGCGCTGTGTTATTTGGCCGCTATGGCCGTCAAAGCGACATCGGTAGACAACAAGTGGCTGCCAGTTATTTGCGGCGTTATTGGGGCCACACTGGGCGTTGTAGGCATGTATACGATGCCAGATTATCCGGTGAAAGACATTATCAATGCGGCGGCCGTCGGTGCGGTATCTGGCCTCGCGGCTACCGGTATTAATCAGATGTACAAGCAGCTTAAAGACAATCAGCAAAAGCAGACAGAGGCGCCGGTGGAAGAGACAGTATAAGTTGCGATATCGCAACAGTACATAGGGCCTGGGATATCCCCGGGCCTTTTTTAATAGGAGGTTATAATGGTACAGAGTGAACAGAGCAGAGAACTTGGAGAAAAGTGGTTTAAACAGCTGCAGACCGAAGTGGCAGCGGCACCGGCAGAGAATCTGGAGGACTTCCGGGCGGCCATAGACCCGGATACGATGGGATTTTATGGTCAGGAGGGAGTGGACGATGAAGATTAATAAACTGCTTACCCCATACAATTATAACGACGGTCAGATTAGCCGTATCAAGTACATCGTAATCCACTATGTCGGCGCCACCGGCGGGGCAGAGGCCAACTGTAGATACTATGCCAGTGAGCATATTGGCGCCAGCGCCCACTACTATGTTGATTTTGATGGTAGCATCTGGCAAAGCGTGGAAGATAAAAATATAGCCTGGCACAGCGGCCGTAAGGATGGCATATATAAGCATCCCGAGTGCCGCAATTCCAACAGTATCGGAATTGAGCTGTGTGTCAGAAACAAAGGAAGTCAGGCGGCAACCAGCCGGGATTGGTACTTTGAGGAT